TTATGAGTAAATATGGAATCATATATATCAGTATTAATTGGATTTTGCGTTAGCCCATTTGGATTTGTATTCTTAGCTGTTGTCGACATATTATTACTATTTGCATTACTTAATGTCGATGCAAATTGTTGTCTTAATAATGTCGTTTCAGAATAAGAATTATATAATACAGATGGTGTAATTGTTAAAACAATTTGATCAGCATATGGATTATCTAAATCATCGACTGGTTTTATTTGTCCACCAGACAATAAATTAGGAACAAAATTACCAGCAGCATTTAAAACTTGACCGACACTATATTTAGCTTCTGTAACACTATACGTAGCAGGTATATTAAAGTTATTTAAATATTTAACTAGTTCTTGACCAACTTCTGCCATTTGACTAAGCTTATTATCGACTGTTAAAGTTTTAGATTTTAATGTATTAGATATTTGAGTACCATATAATAACTTATAAATATTATCGGCTTGTTCAAATAAATCTTTATCTTTACTAGATGGTCTATAATAATTAGGAACTTTTTTATTAGTGCGTGGATAAGATTGGCGAACCTTCTCCATCTTAACTAATTTCCCTTCGTCAGGAATATAAATATTAATGCGAGGATTTAATGTTTCGACTGGCATTAAAGCAGTTCGATTTGCAAAAAGAGTTCGCTTCATAAACTCTTTCGACATTATTGTTAACTTCTTATCATGTAATTCATTACCAAGTTGTAATGGTTTTTGATAATACCAACGTAATAAATCATAATTTATTGTAGTAGCAAACATATTACGATAAGGTTCATCAAAACTTTGAGAAAAATCTCGCCATTTAGGAACTTGAGGCATGAATACTTGATAGTCAAATTCTTTTAAAAGTAACGTAACTTTTAATAATTTAGGATAATTAGGAACAGTAGCTACTGACATCGATTCAAAACAAATAGCATCGATATCTAATACATTATTAATATATTCATTTTCAATCGGCATATATGGAGCGAAATGAAATTCAGAAAGCAATGCTCTAAAACCATTCATATGATAAACTACTTCTTTACCACGAGAAGATTTATTTGTTTTCCATTTTACAGATTGACCATTAATACCGCGATCATCATTAAAATATAATTCTAGCTGAAGAAAACGTTCAGGTTTTGCATTTTCTATATTAGCAGAACCTTTAGCGCGCATTAATGGAACTGAATTCGTATAAGCTTGTGTTACTGTTTTAATCGAAATAGGTGGTACAAATAATGTAACGTCACCAATAGTACATGTCCAGTCTTTTAAAGATTGTAAATTTTTAGTTATATTATTAGTTTGGAATGCAGCATTTTGAATTTCATGTCGATCATCTAATTGACTTTTAACATTCCAATATGCATCGGCATAAGCCATTTTATCAAACTGATAAGACCAAGGTTTCATATTCGGATTGGTAAAATCTGAATATTTTAAAATAGACATACTCGGATTATTGGCAATAATATATTTATTTAAATTAATCCATTGTCCATTATGCTTAACATATACGACTGCTAAATTACGGCGATAATGTTCAAGACCATACATATTAATACCAGTTTCTTGATATATAGTAGGATCTTGATTAGATATAGCTTTTTGAACAGAATTTAAAAAGTTAGCTAATAAATCGTCGCCATTAAATTGTAAAAAGTTTTTAGGATACTGAGTTGTTTGATCCTGTTTAGATGAACCATTAATATCGATTACGACTTTAATTTCTTCTGCTTTTTTAATCATATCTACTACTTGAGTAGCTGCTTTATAAGCAGTAGATAAAGTAGAAGAATTAGTGCCGTCGGCCATTAATCCAAATATAGGTTGACGACCATTTAAGTACGTAATATCGACATTATTAAATCGTTTATTAGTTAATTCAGTATTTACCTGGATCCATTTATTATCAAATTCACCAATTTGAGCAATTGTACATTCATCTGTATCTTTAACAGATTCCCATATCGAAGCCCTTAAATTATTATTTGTCATTTTATTCTTAACGACAAATGCTTTATATTTATTTACAGCTTCACCATAAGTAGTTTTAATTACATTAGTAGCATATACAATAGACCAGTGATAAACTTCTGGTGCATCATAAAATAAAAAACGGAAACCCATATCATAATCTATGCTATAGTTTTCATCTTTTACTTTATTTACATCGTATACATCTTCAGTATTAGTTTTTTGATTAGCAAGCCATGCTCGCATATTTTGTTGACCACGAGTTAAAAATTCTAATAACTCTGGATCACTTACTTTTGCTTTTCGTAAATCAGCATATAAAGTATCTCCATCAACAAAACCAGCATGCATGTCTTCTTCAGTAATTCTAAAAGCAGATGATGGCAAACTTACCATTGCCAAACCTCTAGCTTTATCTATACCAGTATTTTCTAATGGCGGATTTTCCTTATAAAATAAAGCTTGTTCTTCTTTATTTTTAAACTTTTTCGCCATTTCCTGGTATACACGCATATCAAGAGTTCCTTCTTCAAAATCAGAAAGCTCTGGTAAGCTCATATGCGTATCATTAACCATTGCGTCAAACGCTTCTTTAGAACCTTTTTTCGGCTCTGGATTTTTCACCTGAGAAGAGGAAGTAGCCGAGGATGTATCCTCGGCTTTATTATTTCCTGCAGGCGTTTGTTTATTATCTTCCGCCATTAGTTATTCCTTTAATTAAAAGATATTATCTAAATAATTAGCGATATCATTTGCATTCATATCTTCATATTTAGATGTAGTTCTTGTAGTAACTGTAATATTGTTGCCAACATTTAACATTGTCGGCATAGAATTTAATGCAGCAACTGCAGATTGAGGATCTTGATTAGTAGAAGTTGCTACATTGATTATATAACCGCCATTAGCAGCACCTTGTTGAGGCTGTACCATTCTTAAAGAAGTATTGCCTTGTTGTGCTTGTTGAACAGCATTATTATCAACATCAGGTACTGGAGATTGAGATCCATAACCTGCCGCAAGAATAGAAGCACCTGCTCCAGCAACCATCATTAACAAGTTTCTAGAACGAGCATTTCTCATTTTATTTAATGAACTAAAAGCATCACTACGTAATTTAGCTGTACGTTCTGCCATACCTTTATTCATAAGCTGTTCTGTATGAGAAATATCGTCGACAGTTTTTTCCATTACTTGTTGTGCTGGGCTATTCGCTTTTTCTTGCATTGCAATCATTTCATTATTAGCATCGACAGCTCTAGCAACTTCGTTTCTGGTTTTTTCTTGATCTTGAGTAGCAAATGTAGGTATTTCATCTAATAACAATGATTTAAATGTGCCGCCAGAGAATTTATATCCTTTTGCCTCTGCTTGATCAGCCATTCTATGGAAACTAGTTACAAATGCATTATCAAAATATTCTTGAGCTCTTGCAGATTTATCCACTACAGATTCATTTACTGCAATATCGTTAAGAATTTGAGTTTCATTACCATGCAATTTATAAAATGATTCAGCAGCATCTTTAGTGTATCCTGCATCGACAATTTTTTGACCAATTTCTCGGAAGTCATCATTAGATTTAGCTTCGTCAAACAATTGATTAAAGAATTGACCGAATTCGATATTTTTACTAAGAGCTTCAGTTGAATTATTTTTAGATGACAACCGTGCTTCATTTATGGCTGTTGTCGACATCGTAATAAAATGACGCATATCCATTTTGATACTAGGAGCTAAATTTACAGATTCATTAAGTCCGATATCAGTAGCAAATACAGATAAATTTTTATTTATATTATATGTTTCACCAGCGAAACCAGACATAATTTGACGAATCATAGTATTACTATCAGATTCTTTTTTAATAACAAAATCATCTAATGTTTTATTCGTATCACCATATTCATTAGCTAATACCATATCATGAGAATATGAACGACCTAATTTTGCAGAATGTACTGCTAATAATTTTTGATTAGTTTTATCAGATGCATCGATTAAACCTTCGTTTAATCTAATAGTATTTAATTTATCACCGTCATAATCCAATTTCATTAATTTAGCTAATTGACGGTTAGCTTGAATAACACCATCTTCTAAACTATCATCTAGATATATTTTACCATAATTAATAGATTCTGGATAGTCAAGTGGATAACGAGCAAAGCCTATTGTTTCGCCTTTTTGTTTAAGTCGTTCAATAGTTTTCATTCGCTCTTCTTGAGACATATCGTCATGAAGAATTCCGAGTTTTTCAAAATGACTAATACCAGCTGTAGCAAATAAAGTAGCGCCGCCAGCTTCTCTAATTTCTTTAATTGTTTTACCTAAGAACATTTCTTTATTATCAAAAGAACTTTCAAAATCAAATAAATTAGTTGCACTAGCAGCCAATGCTTTAGGACCTAAAGTATAAGAACTTAAAACACCTTTAGTTAAATCAGATTTTTTAACTGCAGTAGCTTTCATTGTATTATACAATTCTTGTTTATTTTCAGCTACTCTATTTAATAAAGTATTAATTCTTTCTTTGTTATCAGAAGTATTATCGGCAATAGTATATTGACTAAGCTCTTCAATATCTCTTGTAATAGATCCGACAAGTTGTTTCGTCTTAGGTGAATAATCATGTCGAGGAATTACTAAAGAAATATTTTTCTTTTCGCCCGATCCTGTATCCACTGTAGCAGATATTTTGCCAGGAATATAATTATCTCCAGAACCTAAGTTATCTAAGAATTCTTCGAATGTGTGAGTCTTATTAATTTCACGTTTAGCGATTTTATATGCTTCTCTAGAATTATCACGTCTAGCATTAAATTGACCTTCAGATTCTAGCGCGGCTAATTGACTCAATCTAGAAGCTTCTGCTCTTATGAACTCTTTAGTAACATGTTGTCCTTTAGCATTATATTCTTTATATATAGCTTCTTCAATAGAACCTTTAGTAAAATCATTAGCCGATGCTATCAATTGAGATTCTTTTTTCTCTGTCGTTAAATATTTAACTTGTTTAGCATTATCAAGTATTTTATCGCCATAACGATAATATTCAGAACCGCTCTTAACAGTATCTTCATAATCTTTAGCAAAAATTTGTGGAAACATTTCGCTTAACTTTTTAAAGTCATCGACATGTAAACTTTGTTTACCAAGATTACCTTTAACTTCGGAAGCGTTAAATGAAGGAGTGAATACTTGATCTAAATAATCGTTACCAAAAATATTAACATGGAATTGATCGATATCACCAGTCTTATAAGTAACTGCTTTTTTAATATCGCCGAATTTACGTTTAATTTCACCAGCAAATACTTGATCGTCTAATTCTTTTACGACGTCTTCTAATGTTCTTTCGCTGTCGCTAGTAGAACGAATACCTAAAATTTTATCGGAAATAACTAAAGATTTAGTTTTTTCATCTAACACAATTTCAGTGCCATTAGCTAATTCAAATGTTTGATTATCATTTAAATGCTTAGCTAAATTCTTATAAAGCGATTCTTTTTCATCTTCGCTTTTGCCTTCCATTGCTTGAGTAAATATTTTATTTAAGGCGTCGATAACACTTTTACGTTTAACTGTTTCAGATACACCACTAATTGTATCGATTTTTTTACCAGTAGATTGTTCAAATACTTTCGATACAAAATTTCTTTCATTAAGAACGGCATTAGTAGCATTTTCCATTGAACCGTATATATTAGTTAATTCTTTTTTAAATTTAGTAAATGCTTTATTAGCATTACCTTTACTAGCATCATGGAAATACTCAACTTCTTTTATTCTTCCGTTCATAAAGTTAAGCATAAATTCTAAACTAATATGTTTTTCAGTTAGTTTATTGAACCCATATTTTTGAGCCAATGATTTCAATCGTTTATCAGCTTCACCAAATCGTAATGCTGTACTTATAGTTTGATGTTTATCTGTACCTTTAAAAATCTTAACAGAATTATCTTCGATAGCTTTATATACTAAATGTGTTTCGATACCTAAACGTTGACCTTTTTTAATAGTATGAGTACCTAAATCGATATCTTCTTTTGCGACGCCCATGCGAAGTGAATCGATAATTTTAGATACTTCTTCTGGTCTATTATTAGGACCTAACGATTCCAATATTTTAGTTGTTTGACTTTTATCTAACACATTGCCTTTACTATCAATAAGATATACTTTACCATACATATCTGTTTTAGCTCTTTTTATAGTAGAACCAAATTCAGAATTTAAGTCATTTTCATATAATATATCACCGCGTTTTACGATTAAAGATTCTGGATCTTTAAATACTAATTTACCAGTTTCTTTATCATATTCAAAAGGCATTATACGTTGACCTTTTATATCGTTAATAACTTTTGTAGAACCTAAGTTAACATTATAATTACCACGAGATTGTAATGAAGATTTAGTAATATCGTGGAACTCTGCTGTTGTAACTGCAGAACCTTCAACAAGTCCGCTTAGCCTACGTTTTAAAATAATAGGTAAATCAGAAGCTGCGCCATCTGTAAGATTTGTTTTGTATTCTTTTTCTAATAATTCGGCATATTTATTAGACAACTTATTAATAAAATTAAAATCTTTGTCGTCATGATAAGATATCGTTAAATTATCAGCATTTAACGTATAATCCTTATTCACATGTTTATAATTAATCGGATTAGAGCTTTTATTATATCTATCTAAAGAAGAACCATATAATTTTGCTGTTTCTTCTGCTTGGGCAATATTTAATTTAGCAGATTGTTGTAACGATTGTTGATAAGAACGAGCTAAATCTGGAGTAGCAGTAGTATTAGTAGCTATCATTGTATTATCGACATTTGATCCATCTAAAGCAAAAGCTAGACGTTTAGAATTTAATTTCATTGGTGTCGATGTATTAATAGCAAATTTATCGTTACCATCAATTAATACATTTTCACTATATTTTAATCCGATTTTTTCATCATAAGAATCTAACGTAATACCTGTTGTACTTATATCAGACATTAACATCGATGAATTATCAGCAATAAAATTACGTAATGCTGCTGCATGTTGAGGCTTAACATGACCAGATTTTAATTCATTAGCAATTTCTTGTAATTCTTCATAAGAATTATATTTAAAATATTTTTTTAAATCAGCATCTTTAATATATCCATTATCATACCACTTCATTAAGTTAGATTGTATATCACTTAAATTAACAGATGCATTATATTGCGCATGTGCCGGATGATTTTTATTTAATCCGACAGCGTTAATACCAGATATATCTTTTTTACTTAATTGTCCAGTAGTCGGATCTAAGTAATATGTTTCTTTCATTCGTTTACTAATAGTACGATAAGAATCATATAACATCTCACCAGGATTTTTATTAGGATCGTCTTTAAACGCCTTGCCTATTAGCATAGGTAATTTATTAAATTCTTCTAAAGATTGAACCGATATTTGTTTGACACCATTAGCATTAATAGAAACACTAGTACCAATACCGTAAGACATACCACCAATTTGGTTAATTACTTGTCCATTACCATTAACTTCTAACTTAGGTATAAATTTACCAATATTATGTGTTACATTACCGTTACCAACAAGAACACCGTCACGATTAATAATAAGATTATTGTCTTTACCTAAAGCATGTACTGTACTATAAGCAGCTAAACGAAGAGATTCTACTGCCATAGAATAAGTAGATTCACCAGCCATTTTAGTACCTAAAGAGTGAATAAAATCTTCCTCTGTGACGCCGCCTAACATATATCTAAATAATTTTTCTGCTTGTTCAGCTTTAGAAATAACTGTAGCATCAGCAGCATTTTTAGCCGCACTTCGAATTACGTTTACATTTAAATCTGAATTAAGCAATTCCTTACCAGGAACAATACCATATGTTTTAAACGATAAATCCTTAGGGTTTACCTGTTTATACGCATTAATAGATTCTAATAATAATTCTGACATTTCTTTTGTCGTAGCTGTTGAAGAATCTAAAATAACTTGCATTTTTCTATTTAATCCAAATTCAGAAAATGCTGGATTATATTTTTCTAATCCTTTAGCCAATGTAACATATGCTTGTCTTAAATCACTTTGTAACACTGGTTTATCTCCAGATTGAATAGAATTACGAATTGCTTTATCAATTGTATCAATAGCAATTTGTTTATTGTCTGGATTGGTATCTATACTGAATACTCGATTATTTTTATAATTTTTAGAACCGAGTAAAGTACCCATCATAGATGGTGTTACTGCAAATCTAGTTCCGTATATGTCAGCATAGTCAGAAGCTATTTCTTTATATTTACCAAATGTTTGTTGTAATACATAGCTAAATTGTTTTTCAGCTTCTGGTGTCATCTGATTTAAATCAGTAAAACCAGTTGCCTTAGACACTTCTGAAATAATCGTATTAAAATCATTAGGATTAATAGCTTCGATTTCTTGACGAATAGCATCGAAAGATCCGAGATAATTATCTTGCATTCCATAGCGAGCTTTAGCAACAATGTTATCAAGAACTTTTAATTCTTTATCTCCAAAAATACCGCCACCTTGACCGACTTTATATGTCGATACAGCTTTAGCAGCACTATGACCATATTCCATCATATCTTTTAAAAGATTAGTAGCTTGTTTTCTTTTTTCAAGATTAGGGAAATATTTCATTAAATTATTTACGATAATACCTTCACGTTTAAATGTAGCAGTATCTAATTTATCGTAAACGTTAGAAGCCATTAATCTTTGATTAGAATATTCTTCAATTTGAGCCAATTGATCTTCTACAGTATTTAAAGCTTTTACACCTGTATGTCGTAATGCTTTATTAATACCTTCCTGATGCGGAATAAATTGATCGCCAGATTGATATCCTAATACAGAAAAATGATCCATTACCATAGACGATAAATTATCGGCATCACCTATAATAATTTTTTGAGGTCCTTCACCATTAGCTTGTCGTAATACCATTGCTTGTAAATTATGAACGCCCCTAATTTGTAAATCATGAGCATGTTCATAAACAAAACGACCGAATTTATCACGACGATTTAAATTAATAATTTTTTCTACTTCATAAGAACTACCAGCAACAATAGGAGAACCGCTATAAGAACGATAATGCTCACCTTTTTCATCAAAACGAGCAAAAATTTTAGGAATATTATATTGATTGCCATCTTTTTCAATCATGAAAATATTTTGATTTCCCCAAAGAGAAGATGTATTAAATAATTTAGTACCTTCTGAAATATTTTCATATCCTAAACGAGATCCGCCAATAATTTCATTTGCATGATTAATTAATTGTTGGAATTCTTTTTTGTTATTAATTTGTTTAAGAGCTTCAATGTCGGCAGAAGCATCATGGGCTTGAGATACATCGATGCCAAGCATACGACCGAATGTTTCTTGACGATATTGACCTTGACCAGCTAAGTAATATTTCCCGCCAAGTTTCTTTTTATTAGAATCAACATCAGCATTCATAATTAAATCTTTATATGCTTGATTCATAGAAGACGGATTAATTCTATAAGCTTCTTTTAATGTAGCGTATGGATCATAATGATTTATATCGTATAATAAATCAGTGAGACGTTGTTTCCTTGCCATAGAAAAATTATCACTATTATTTATCGTTGCACTTAACACGCCTCGGTCAAATGCTAAACCATTATACGTAACTAAAGTTGTATTAGCATTAACATATTTTTCTAGATCTTCGGCAATAGCAGTAGCTCCAGTTGTACCCATCTTGCGCAAATGATGAATACCTTCGATAGCTAATATATATTTATCATCGCCATTACCAAGAACTTGCATAGCCGTAACATTTTTGCCGGCACCAATAATATTTTTATTTTTGCCAATACGAGCAAAAGTATCGAATGCTACTTGTTCTTGTCTAGTTGCTGTTTCATATTTAAAGGCACCTTTATTAAATTTTCTTAAAAAGAAATCTGCATCAGAATCAGAAATACCAGAATATATATTTGTAATACTTCCGTCAACAGAATGCCCAGCCGTAAACTGCCAAATTATATCATTTGTTCTATAGCCATCGCGACCGACTACAGAAGGGATTGTTTCTATATCGAAAGTATAATCATTCTTTCCGATTTGGTGAAGTTGTCGCTCCGAAAATTTCAGAGCGACTCCACCACTGGTAGCAGTATCTATTAGCATATCAGTATGTTTACGTCTATTTAATGATACGCCATTAAGTAATTCAATTAATTTAGACTCAAAAATAGGAATCGGTACATTGAATTCTCCAGCACCTCTTACTTTAATTGAGTTAATTAAATTTAAATTGCTATCCATATATTATTTTACCTTTTAAAAAATTGAGAGAGCTTTATCTATTTTATAACCTATTACAGCAGTTACGTTATTAAAGACATCGACGATACCATCATTAGAAGATTCATTAACTCTAATTTGTCTATCAGATAAAGCTAAACCGTTCATAATAGTATTGAGTTTAGCTCTGACTGTAATCGGATCGTCGCCATCTTTTATGCCCTCAATATTAGGAGCATTAATAGCATTTTCATCTTCATAAACTGATGAATAAATTCCGTAATCTGCATAAGTCATACCCTCATTATATATTACTTTCGCCTTTATGTCTTCCATATTAGAAGATGCGGACCAACCTTCCCATAAAGGACCAGGTAAATTATGGTTTAAGAAGTAAGATTCATTAGATTCAACTTCAGTATCTTCTTGATACCAAACTAATTTTAATGCCTTTGCTAATGAAGGAGAAACATTACGTAAAATTTCACGACGTTGTTTTTCACTAGTAACTTTAGCAAATTCAATAAAATATTCTTTTTCTGTCGAAGGTAATGCGCGAATAATATCAGAATATTCACTATTTTTATTTAAAGCATATACAGTAGATTCAGCAACTTGATGATACATAATAGCTTGTTCTGTATATTCACCAGCAGCTAACGTAGTCATATCGTCGCTTAAACGTCCAAATCGTTTGTTTATCCACTGTACCATAGGATCATTAGAAGGAGTGCCAGAAGTTAATACAGAACTCATCATATCTGTAATAGATACTTCTCCATCCATCTCAGCCCGCAAAGCTTCTTGTCGTAAATATAACTTATCGACATCGACGCCTTCTTCTTTTAAAGCTTTGTCCTTAGCCGCTTCATATAATCCCATATATTTAATATAGCGCAAACGATCGAAGTAATCTTCTGTATCCCAACGTTTTAATACTTCGTCAGGGGTATATACTCGATTAATACCTAAAGCATCGGTTAACGGATTATTTTTAGCTAATGAAATACCTAAACCAACACCGGCAAAAGCTGCGACTTGAGCCGCCTTACCGACCTTAGTTTTTCTAATACTTTCTAATATATCACCAGCTAAGCCTTTTGCATTAATTGCTGAATTACCTAAGAATGCTTCGCCAACTCCTTCACCTAATGTAGCATTTAAATTAGGGAATAAATTAATATACTTTAATGAATCATAACCAAAACGTCCCCATGCATATGCCGCATACATAGGATCGTCTGTCGAAGTGTATAAAGCAAAAGTATTACCTATACCGCGACCTAATTTAGATAAACGATCTCGATATTTAGATGAATTACCACCCATAAATGTAAAACGTCCGGCAATTTCGCCAGCTAATGCCGGTCCATCTAAATATGTCGAAGCAAATTTTAAAGCGCCACGTTGGAATTTACTTGCTTGAATAGCACGACTATCAATAGCTGTATATAAACGATATGTCGTATCGGCAATCATATCTCTTATAAAACTTGTTTTACTTTGTTCTAATGTCGGTAAGATATAAGAACCTAACATATCGTCCCAAGATTCAAATCCTGCGCCGTATAATTGATCGCTACGATATTCTTCTAGTGGACTATTTACACGCATTAATTGTGAATGTAAAATTGGAATTTGAGCATGTGCTAATAATTCGGCACCTGAACCAAATAATCTTCCGATTAATCCATAGTTAGCATAAGCTCCAGCAGCAGAAGTATCTTCCATATCATAATCGGCCAAACCCATATTTCGTAAATTATCAGAAATATTTTCGCCATTTAAAAACATAGCTGCTTTAATAGGAGCTTCTGTCATTCCTGGAACATCGCTACGCTCTTCATCGTCAATACGTAATGTTATGTGTTCGCCTGGTTGAATTACTTGAAGTAATTGCTGTTTAGACATAAAGCCATTATCTTTAAATTTAACGCCGGCTATTTGATATAATCGATCATCACCAGCAATTTTAAATTTACCGTTAGATAATACTTCTTCAACATGTCCATCTAATGCTACAGTATCTTTACCTAAAAATTTATAATCATAAAAATCATGTTTTTTACCTTGATGTTTTACCATTTCTTCGGTATCTTTCAAGACTTTTTTAGCCTCGTCAGAATTCATCATTTTTACGATTTGTTTCCAGAATTTATATTCTGTACTATTAGGAGCAATATCGGCTAATATTTTATAACGATCGATAGCGCCATATCCATCAGATGCAAATTGATCTGGATGTAAAGCATTAATAGCTTCATAGCCAGCACCAGGTAAACGAGCTTCCCCATTTATAATTTTCGTAAATGGATCAGATGTAAAGAATTTTTCTGGGAGCCAAGGATGTTGTTCTGCCATTGTATTTAACAATGGATTAATGCGTCTTCTTCTTGAAAATTCTGGCAAGAAACGACGAGCAATTTCGGCACCTTCACCGCCGACACCACCAATACCAGCATCCCAGAATGAACGAGTAAACGAATCGATATCACCAGCATTAGCTATAAACTTAGATTCATCTCGGCCAAATATAGAAGATGCACTATAACCATAAATACCAGTTAATAATCTAGCAGTCGTTTGTAATTCATCTAAATAACTCTGACCACCATTAGAGTTCATAAGGTTATTATAAAGGTCCGCATCATTTAAAATATCTTCGATTTGACCTTTAAATTTGCCACGACGAATACGAGATTGAATATATGCACCTGCAGGATTACCATTGCCAGAATGGACAGCATTATTCATTGCTGTAATAGCACTACCAGTTCCCTGTGTTACTGGTTGTAAACTTGCTACACCTGGATTTACAGAACCATCACTATTAATATAATTAACATAATCTTTAGCCGAAGCATATGCTGGTTGATTGCCATAATATTGACTATTTTCTGATTGAACATATTCTATACTATTCGGATGATTAAATGCTGTAAAATCATATACACCTAATCGTCCATTTTGGAAAATAACATATCGATTATCTGTACCTTCTTGAATCTGCTGATTCATATGATACATAATTGCTTTAACATCTCGACCATTATACATTCGATCTTGATGATATTTTTTCTTAGGTTTAATTAATTCACCTAATGTTGGATTTAAAATTAAACCTTGTAATGTATTTTGTTCGAATAATGGGCCAGATTCTAAATATGGTCTATCTTCCATATGCTTTTCTTCAAGCCAGTATGGATTCATTGCATATACTAACGGCGACAGCGGATTACTTAATGTTGGAATTGGTGAACGCATCCATTTATTAAAATAACCACCGTAAATAGATTCTGTCCGATAATCAGATTGCGCAAGTTTTAAACTATTATCTTCCCAATAGGAAATACTTCCGCCACGGAATTCATTAGTAGAACCCCATACCCAATAACGACCAGATCTAATGGGGTCTTTACCGTTTTGATAATAATCTAAACGTTCGTCATAAGATTGGTATGGTCTATAATCTCCGCCCCAATATTGAAACATTGGACCAGCCATTTTGGTTAATTTTAATACATTTGTTAAGCCGGTATTATCTGTAAATTTTCTAAATGCTAAATCTAAATTAGCCCAGCCAGTTTGAAAGTTTTCATTTATATTAAATGTGTCGTCTGCCCAGTCTAATTGAGTTAAAGCAAACGATAATGGTAATACTCGTTTTAATAATAAGTTATCTAATATACCTAATGCACTACCAGAAGCACGTTGAGATAAACCCAAAGGTAAGGATAAATTAAATTTAGCAGCAGCTGTTTCACCTAAGTTTTGATTAACAAAACCTAAAGCAGTGGATAAGTCCATTGAGTTAAGGCCTTCGCTTAATCGATTGGCCATATGATAAAACATACCGCCAGCTACACTCATATCATTAGCGCTTACATTTTTATTATATATATTAAAAGGAAAATATCGTGTACTTAATAAAGAATATTGACTTGTATTTGCCAATAATCCTTTTAATCCTTTAATACCGTTTTCAATAACGCCGACGGCATCTAATTTATTAAGTTTAGATAAAGTATCTTTTATATCCAAACCTTTATTCACTAATACTAATCGCTTATCAGTATGTTTTTGTTCGTAAGAAGCTTTATAGTCTTTACCTTTACCTAAGTGATGATTAAATGCACTTTGTACATCATAATCAAATTCGAGTTCTTCTTTTATTTTCCGAGCATAAGATCCTCCTAATGGAGCACCTTTTGTTGTTGCATCATGTTCACTCCTAAAAGAAGATAAACCAGTACGTTGTTTAAATTTTTCTAATGAATAAGCATCTTTTAATTTTTGTTTTTCGGCACGACTAATATCTAAAGAATCGATACGTTTAAAAGCCTCATCTTTGTTATCGCCAAGACTATTAATAATTTCTTTTTTAAGAGAATTATTTATCGTAGCTTTTACACTATTTTTTTGATACAACGATTTATTAGCTATACTCATTTCATCAGAAGCAAGCTTGGGTTTAACACGTCGGCCTCTTTTAATCGCCGTATGTACAGCTCTTAAATCATCGACTTTAAGTTCCGTATCGCCAAATTCTTTTATAATTTGTTTTTTCTGATTAATATTTTCTGCATCTAATGCATCAAATAGTTTACCGAGTACACCATTTTGATCTTTAACAGATAATGAATTTTTGATTTTATTTAAAGTATTATCTTCTAAATCAATTTGAATTCCTTCGACAGCTCTTTTAAAACCGAAAACTCGAGTACCGATAGCCGGATCTTTTGCAATCGTTAAATCAGAAGAATCTGTTCTCATAAAATAATTATAATTATTACCAAATTCTTCTGTTACATTTTTAATCGGACTAGATCCACGTTGCCAAAAATTTTTATCTTCTTCTAATCTGTTAGTAGCATGTTGGCTAGCGAATTTAGCAGACTTAACAGTTCTAGTATCTGAACGTATCCATCGTGCATCAGGTACATTTATTTTTTCTAAAGTACCAGTCGACATATCTAATTGATATGCTTGATCACCGATACGCGTAAAATTCTTGCCGTAATCGACATATTTTTTTCCATACATGATAAAATCATTTTTAGAAAAAATATCGAAACCACTAGTTACTGGCTTTTCAATATCATCGACACTGATTAATTTAGCCGGCAATGTATCATGAAAAACTTCGCTAGTTTTATTTTTTAATTCATTAAAATTTTTAAAATTAAGAACGCGACCTTCTTCTGAAGTCCAATAAGAATCACTAATATTAACATCTTTAATTCGGTCTCTTAATTGAGCGAATTTTTCATCTTCCATTATATCGAAAAAATTTTTCGTAACAGGTAACCCTTTATCAGTTAATAAAGTTACGTCGAATTTTCCGTTATATTCACGTCGACCACTTTTTACATCTTCATAAAAATCGCCGAGAGTATGACCTTTTAATCCAGTTATTCTTTCTCGAGATAATTGTGATTCAATTATTTTATTTTGTTCATTAATTAAAGAAGATGTAAATTCATCTTGAAAGTTAGTTAGTGCATCTTGTACTGGCTGTGTTTCAGAAAATTCTTTTTTTGTTAATGTTTTGTAATCATCGACTAAAGAATCTAATTGTTTATAAAAAGATTGTTCGTTATCTATACCTTGTAATATTTTCTTGCCATCATAATGACCTTCCATCGTATCATATACATGTTGTTTAAATGATGGTTTAAATTTACCGATAGCTGAATCAAATACATTATTAAAACCAACTTCATTAATCATTTGATTAATTGATTCAATGCCGCCAGTACCAGCATCTGGTAAAAGGCTATTTAGGCTATCCTTAACACTAGTCTCATACATTTGAGAAATGAATTGTTCGCCAGATCGGCGCGGATCCATTTCAGCTGACATAGCTCTCTTTATGAACCCTATATTTCTTTCATTATCTATAGCAGGAGCTAATTCTTCTATTGTTTTAAATTTGCTATTACTAATACCATTAAATATTTCATTTAATGTTAATGCATTTGCTCCATCATCAGAAAAACGAGTAATCCTATTCCCTATTCTACCGATTAATGGATCGATATTAGAAATAAGATTTGAACCTTTTTTAGTTTTAGCTAAAAGAAAAGCGGCCCCGACAAAAGAGCCGGCAGCCGCTACAGATTCTATTAGATTACCGACAGGTTCAAAATCAGACATATCGCTTTCATTTTTAACATAGTCGGACATATAATATTATTCCTTATTGAAAATCATTCCTAAGTTCAGCTAATTCTTTTGGAGTCATGTCATTAGGATTTTTAGATCCTAAAGCCATTTCTTTAAAAGAAGTTTCATCGCCCTGATTCATATTCACTTCAGGGAACATAGTAGCTAATTCGGCTTCAGATAGCCCTTTATTTCTACGACGACTTACTTTTTTCTTAGGAGCATTATTAATTGAGTTTTCATCGACTTTCGATTTAGAATTTTGACTTCTTAGTTTATTAAAGAATTCTTTTTCTTCATTAAACAATCGAGGATCTTCTTGTTTAAAGCTTACATCATCACCGAGTCGATCGAGGATTTCTTGCAAATCAATACCTGGTTTACCATGTAACATAGTTAATACCCAGTTACTTCTCATTAAAAAATCCATCGTTCTAATCATATCCCAATTATCGATATCTTCAATATCGTATTCAGGAAATGCTTCATGAATAACACACGAAATTTGATAATCGACATTATTCATTTTTTCCATTGCTGAATTAAATAATAATGTACGACCTTTTTTAGTCATAAAGCTTGCATCTAATATCTTTTGAGCAATATCAGATACTATACCAGTTGGCATAGAAGCTAAATCAATATTTTCTGGATATAAAATACAATTAAAGCATACAATATCTTCACGTTCAATATCTAATAATTTTTCATTTTCGAAAAGTTCATAATATTGAGCGCGCGTTAATGGTTTATAAATAATTGGGAAATCATAACTAGTATATGTAAAAATATTTTTATATTGAGCTTTTAATTGTTCATATACTTGGTCAAAACGAAGATTTTCCATGATTATAGTTCCCGTACTCTACCTTGAGATGTAAAACCAGAATATTGTAAAATATAACTAGAAACAGTCGGTACAAATCCAGCAAGAGTTTCAGATAAATATAATACACGTTCTCTACGAGGGAATACAACAAAATAACGCAACAAATTATCGTTTCTTAAATCAAAGATAGTTGCTTCTTGTTCTTCGACAGGAAGCTTATTAATGTAGTCTTGTTGTTCAGGCGTAAATGAATACATTAAATCAGTATCTTTTCTAGAAATAGGAGTGAATAAAACTAATTGATCGGCAATCGTTACACGAAAAATTTTCTTATGATTAGCTTTTAATTGATTAGCTTTTTCAACAGTTAATACTTCGACTTGAGAAGGATCGACATAATCATCGTCTTCCTCTTTTTTTTCTTCGTCGAATTCTTCTGTAATATCAATTTTATTATCTTCCAATGTTTCTTTTACTTCTAATGGGAAATTAGATTTTAAAGATTGAGATTCATTTAACTCAATATTTTTTTTATTTTGAAATTTTGCTTTCTTTTTGTTTTGCATAATTGATTTCACCTACATGACTAATTTACGATCTCTAGCAATAAATTGATATTGCTCTAATATAGGTCTACCAGATGAGTCAAGTACTGTTTGTACATTCATAATATGACAATCTAATAAAATAACGTGAATTGGATCGCCCATTATATTATCATCTTCACCATAAGTAATATCAATTTCAAACCCATTTTTCCAAATAGAATCATGTTCGGGATTCTTATGAACTTCAGTCGATGTTCTTAAAGGCTTAATTATTTCACTATATTCTTCTGTTTTTACAGTATCTTCATTAACAATGCTAGCCGATTTATATTTTTCTATAATATCTTCAATATAACGAGGAGAAGTAAAATTAATTGTAAATGCTCCTTGTACTATACGATTACCAATAGCAATTTCATCATATATATAAGAATTATATCCAAATATAGGCATGTCATGTTGTGCTAGATTATAAGCAATATTTTGAATATCTGAAACTAATTTATCACCAAACCAAACATTAGCATCTATTTGAGAATAATAACGTTTATATTTAGGATTTGATTGCGTATAACCTTTTGAATTTCTAGTGATGTCATATTCTACATTTTTATTAGTGTAGGATAATTGACTACTAAGTTCATTATCAAAACGTTTACGTCTCATATTATTATACTACACCTTTCACTAAAAGTCCAATTGGTTATTAATATCAATATTCCAATTATTAAAATAATAATCGTTGCCGATTTTTTGAACAGTAATTAATCCGCAATGAATACCAGTTGCTTCTTCAAAAACATTAATAACAGTATAATCGGCATCACCATAAATAATATGGTTAGCATTGTTACTAATTAATTTATAATCATATATATAATTCTTACCTTTATTAAATTTAATAGAAGACATAATATAATTTTTAGAATCATTAGGCAATATGATTTTTTGTCTTTCTTTTTGGTTTAATACTGTTAATTTATTATTGCGATGTTTTTGATTACTATATTTATAAATATTTAAATAATGAATTAAATCGAAGAAATTTTCAGATTTATTAGATTGAACTAATCTATCAATTACGTAATCATAATAATTAGATAAAGTTATTTCATTATTACCGATACAATCTGTAAAATAATGATAATATTTATCGACATCTTCTTTTTCAAATTCTTGATATAAGAAGTTTAATAGATTAGTTTGTAAATTAATTAATGTAGCATTTATATAATTATGTTGAATATCTTGATCTATATTAAATAATGTTACTGGACTAACTATAGTATTATTAGAGTTCATAAGGAACGAATAATAACAGCCGTCGTATATTGAATTTCCTTGCATTGGCAAATCAATTACGACATTATCCAATTCTTTTTTAAATAATATTTGATCAGAAGCTAAACCTTCTACGTCAGTTATACAAAAATAAATTTTATTTAAATCGGTATAATGATCAGCGCCATCGATTACTGCAGTGATATAACTATCATCGACAGCAATTTTAGGTGCTTGAAAAATCGGGCTATCTGTATTTTTGTCTAAAAGAACGCTAATTGCTAATTGCGTATCTTTATTAAATTTTTGATATGCTAATGGTAAATATTTTAAGCCTTCAATTTTAGAATTAATATTTTCTATAATTTTATTTAAATTAGGCCAAATGTCTTTAGCAATTTCATCAGAAGGATTAATAATATAATAAGAATTAATTAATAATCTTTCTTTATTAATATAGTCGATACGATATAAATAATCTTTATCTAAATAAGCTAAATCGACGTTGCTTTCATTAAATTTATCGGTATGAGAATATTCATATTCCTTGCCTAAAAATTTATAAAAATGTAATTCACCAGAAGTAAATCCATTTACAATTTCTGGATGCAAAATAGTTTCTCTAGAATCATTAATATATATGTTACTATTATTATCGATATTATTATAAAAATTATAATTATTAAATAATTTAACGGCACTAACTAAAATAGTAAAAAGATTAATCTTTTCTTCTTTTTCTTTAGCAGTTAAATAAGCAAAATATACAGATTCAACTAAATTTAATCCGCGCTCATCTGATATTTTAATAATATAATCGGCTAAGCCTTTAAAATTTTTATTATTAAGAATTGTATCGTTTATATAATATAATTGTTCTTTAATTCCTTCTGGATAAATTTCGATATATTTATCTTCAGATTTACAATCAGGACCAGAAGTCCATATTCTATAAATACCAGCTAATAAATCGTTAATAATAACAGTAGCAGACTCTAAATCGTAATCTTTAATTACTTCATTATCGTCTATATGTAATTTATTATGTCCATTGAAATAATCATTACAATATAACGAAACAAAATTTTCGTGTTGCCATAAAAAAGTAATACTAGATGTGTTCAAGATTATCACCTCCAGCAGTTTCGTTATGAACAAAGATTACATTACCGTTCTCATCGTATTTATATTTATTATTATCTTCTTCTCGAATTGTTTTAATATCTTTTCTAAAATTAGAATAATCAGGAATATCTTTATTAACTCTAGGTGATTGTTTTCTAAAATCATCAAAATTAGGAACTTTAGAATTATCTTTTTTTGGATCTATTCTATATTTACTATAATCAGGAATAGTCGTAGAATCCTTAATTTTGCCGTCTAAGCGATACTTTGAATAATCAGGTATATTATGTCTATTAGTATGTATAAACGTCCTAAAATTATCATATTCTTTATTTATTTTAGGTCGTCTACGTTCTGGGAATCTAACTTTTTTTTGTTGTCTAGATAATATAGAATAAGACGGATAATAATCTTCAGCTTCTTTTTTTAATCGATAATAATCTTTTTTAAGCTGAGACATTTTTTCCGATTCTTTTTCAGACATAAATTTATCGGCAAGCTTTTTATATTTTTTATTTAAAGCTTCCATATATTTTTTAAAAGAATAATAACCTTCTTTAGATAATTCTAAAACAGGTTCTTCAAAATTGCTTTTAGACTTTTGTACAGTAATTTTTGCATTATTAGTCGTAAGCCATGGATTAGAATCGATAATAGATTTTTCGTTTAACTTATAATAATTATCTGATTCGTCCATATATTTTATATCGGTTGCATAATAATGATATGTATTTTCTGTCATTATATCGTTAATCGACATAATTTGACCTTCATCAATAATTGTACAACCAAAAACACTTATAGTAGATTGGCGCCCATATTCATTTGCAAAAGATAATGTTATATCGAAGTTAGGTAATTCATCCATCAAGTAGTGCTTATTCACATACTGACCTTTTTTAATAACTTCATCATATATCTCATGAATAACATGTTTATCTAATACAGCAAATACCATAGACCCAGCTATAGTTCTAGGACCATCTACATAAGTAATAGCATTAACATCACCTAATGTCCTTACTGGACTTTTTTCCTGATGAATACTATAAGAAAATGTTTGTAGGCTACCAAAAACACGAGTAATAGTTTCTTGTCCAGGAATTGTGATGTTTACACTTGCCACAATATCACATCCACTATAGGATGTATATGTTCTAGTATATTTAGAAGTTTGAGTAACTTCTTTATTTCCAAGTCGATAATTATCTGGCATGTTTAACCTTTAAATTATATAATTTCATATATTGTTGAACTCTATTATTAATAAGAGTCACGATATGAGTCTTAATCTCGATATTGTGCTCATTAATAATATTATAGCAGATTTCTTCCATATCTTTTTTGACATTAGACGATTGTCTATTGCCGACTAGAATATCATTAATGAAATTTTGTAAACCTCGGTTGAGGTACAAGAAAATTTGATTTGTGTTTTGTTGGGACATTACGCCTAAAATCTCCATGACAAAAACGAAAAGAAAAGAGCGGAGAAATATTCTCCGCTCGTATTTAATTTCTATTAATATTTGTTATCTAACAAATATTTATTTTCTACTGGTTGCAAGTAATCTACACTGCGGGCAATATAAGTACATGCTTTATCAGTAGTAGTAGAATCTACAGAGAAGCTAGAAGCTTCGTTTAAAATTTCGCAGCCATAGATAACCATAACAGCGGATTGACCATATTCATTAGCAAAAGACAATGTAATGTCAAATGGAGGAATTTCGTCAGAATATTTTGGAGTAGATTGTACTGCAATATTTTGAGTTACTTTGAACGGATTAGAAGAAGCAACTTGGGAGTCATTACCATTAGAATTAATGGAATTAACTACCATGTTAGTCAACTTTTGATCCCATTCAGTGATTGTGTACGGTTGGTAATTTATTTCGCCACCGATACGTTGGAAATATGCTGCTTTAGCAGCACGAACAGCAAGAGCGTCGACTAATGCATCACGATCAAATAATGTGAATACAATAGTGCCTGCAATCCCGCGCTTGCCGCGGGAAATAGAGCGTGGCTCTGCTGAACCGAATGTGTAGCGTATATTTATGCGGACTATGCCTTTACGAAACAGATTGTTTCGATGCTTTGCGTATTAATAATCAGCAATTTGGTATATATAATTTATAATATTTTCTTCTGCCTGGATTATGATATACAGGCTGTGTTTTATAAGATAATAAATTTTGTAATCGTTTTGCCCAATCTAAACTATTTAATGATGGAACATTAAATCCAATTTCGTTATTTTTAATTTGAGCATTAACTGCATATAATAATTCTTCATCATAATTTTTAAATTTCTTGTTATGAAGAATTATTTCTTTATATTTATTATATTTTCTTAATAAACAACAAGAATTTATATCACCATGATATAACCACCAAACTATTAATTTTGCTACATTGCCTTCCCATTTTACAACATTAGTATTATCATGTATAACAGGTTTTATATTTTTACATGGCAACAATAATTTATTAGTTATAGTATCTGTTATCCACTGCAAAGAATTAGAATCAGCATTTGTAATATTTAATATAATGCTATTTCTAGATTCTCTATAATGAATACATCCATCACCATCAACAACTCCGCGAATAAAATGTCTTTCAAAATTTTTTATTTCATCAATAGGAATACAATGTTTTATATTTTCATATTTTGAAGATAAATTTTTATTGTAAATTCTTAATTGCGATTGCGGAGATTTATAATCTGGATATTCACAAACATTAGCAGAAGAATTTAAAATATTTTTAATTTTATGAAGAACTTCTGTATCTGAATGTTGACAATTAAAACTTAATAATCCAGATTTATATAAACTAGATCCCTTTTGAGGAATATGTCCATCAGTAAATAACCAACCAAGAAACCAAGCAAAATCTTTAGTCATCAAATTGCCTCCTTTATGTCCCATTTCAGGACTGGAAAAATTATTAAGAGATATAAAATCTCAAGTCTCTACGGACATTGAGTATAATATTATTATACTCTTATCCTCGGCGTTAGTAAATACCCTTCACCGATTTGAGCAAAGTTTTACTCCGGCCTACATACAAATCTAAAAACAAAATTTGACCGGAGCCTTTTCACGATTAATAGATACTGTAATACCTTGAATTTCTGCTACTACTTCAGAACCGAAAGTAGCTACGATATCACAGCCGGAAAAAGTAGTATAACTACGAGTATATTCAGATGCTGTAGTTACACCAGAATTGTTTTTAGCCATGTTTTAAGTTATGGGGCAGTGGATAAACTGCCCCTGCCTCCTTCGCTATAAATTATATATTAAACTCTAATTACTTCGTACCAGGTTGTTTGATTTGGATGAAGTTATTAATTTGACGAATTTCATTAAATGGCATAATAGTGTAGTTAATATCAATATGAGTATATTGAAGAGCTTCTACATTGTCAGCGATTTCAAACATGAAATCATATAACAATACGCCTTTAAGTTTATTCAATTCAGATGTCAAACCAGTTTTAATAGAGTTACGAACGGAAGTTTTATTTTGCTTACCAATAAATGGTTCGCAAACACGACGAATAACACGTTCAACAGCATCGATAATACGAACACTATTAAGACGAGATAATGCGTCAGTTGGATCAGCCATTGTACAGCCATCAGTTACAACATAACCACGAGTAAATGTATTCTTAACAGTAACAATACCTTTACGAGTTAAGTCGGACAACTGAGAAGCTGTTAATTCAAACAATGGATTGATACCAATTTTTTGGTTAGTAGGAGATTGTTCTACAGGAAGAGCAGATATCATACCAGCATAAGCTGCAGCACCATTGCCTACGAATGCATATGTAGAATTATATACAGGAACATTGTTTTGGAAGAATGCAAAACTAATGGAACGGCCAATATCTACAGGCATACCGTCATCATCGATTACGGAACGACCATTAGCACGTTTTAATTCAAGATTTAAATTCAATTTTTTCAAATCTTGGAATTTTTGTTCTACACCAGACAATGTATAGTCAGAAATACGTTCTGCACCGATCACACCATGAGTATGAGCAGTTTTCAATTCTGTATATAAGCAATGTTGAGCAAATTGACGAGCAAAGTTATCAGGAGTACGATAAGGAATACGCATAGTGTAATCATAATCGATACTACGATCTTTTGCCAATGTTTCAAGATCTACTTTACCAGAAACTAATACTGGAGTAAGAACTTCTTCGATAAGAGCATCTTTTTCTACGATACCAGTATCTGTAAGTTCACATTTAAATACTTGAGAGAAATCTTTATTGTCTTTTAAGTCAGACAAGAATTCAGCTACTGTACGATAGTTAAAATCAGTTACAGAAATAATAACACGATTTTTTACATGATCGAAGCTTTCTACATAAGCTAATACACGGTCATCACGAGAAGCTTTGTCGATAAGAATATCGTACTGACCGATCGGAGTTAATGTACCAGCATCATATTTAGCTACATAAAGAACATCGTTAACCGAGATTAATACATATTTAGCATTAGTTGCAGCAGCAGCTTGTGCAGCAGCAGTAGTTGCATAATATGTTGCAGCAGTTGCATCAGAGTCTGTTAATAAACCATTAGTAGCTGTATCATATTTAAGATCAGTTAACGCAGTAACTTCTTTGAATGTTACTTCGCTACCAGCTACTTCAGATTCAATAATTTTATCGTTAGTAACAAAATGTTTGAATTTTTGATGAGGAGAAACTGCATCTTGAAGTTTGTTATTAAAAGTTACAGATTTAACTTTTTTAACATCTTCCAAGTAGAACATTTGACCTACTTTATAAGTATTTTCGTCAAGTTTAAGAGCAGCTTCATTAGCAATACTAGGAATAACTGTAAATACTTCATTTTGATAAATTGCAGAATCTACAATTTCATCAGCATTTTCTACTTTAGCAAAACTAAATTTATATTTACGAGGAGAATGTTTAACATCCTTAGTATCAATTACAGGAGTTACTTTAAAGATTCCTGTATCGTGTTGAACAGCGCCACCAACTACAGTATTAACCATAGCAAGATCGATAGGGAATGCTTTTAAGAAATCTTTAGGTTTTGGTAAACGACCACTGATAACAGTATCGGCACAAATTTGTGCACCAAGAACACGATAAGGCATATCAGCATTTTGCAATACAGAATATGCACCTTCACCAACACCTACTACGTATTGTTTATCTTTAGGATCAGATTCTTTAACACGAGGAGTTAAATATTGACCATGAGAATTAGTACGAGGGAATGCTGTTGCAGTAATAGCATAACCAGAACCAAGCTTCATATATTTTTGGAAGCTTGTCATATTAGTATCTTCATAATCGATATCGTCTTCTTCGAATGCTAAAGCAGTTGCACCTGGAGTCATAAGATAGTCGTTATGTTCATAAATCTTAAGCCCCACAGTTGTGAACGCTTCGTTCAAATCTTTATCAGTAGTAGAATAAATAGGATATTCAGAATTTACATCTGTATTTACACGAAGAGTGTGGAAATATTTACCAGAAAAAGAACTGAATGGTTTAGGGGATTTTTTATCTTTAATTACATGAGTACGAACTTCTGTACGACATGGAACTAAAGAACGTTTACGGCCTAAGAAGTAAACACCTGGGAATAAAGAGCCTAAAGCCAAATCATAAGATTCATTATGAAGAGTTACATCTTGGCCTTTTTTGTTCACGATAGACAATGTAATAACATTATTTAAAGTATGTTTATTAATATAACGAATTACTTCAGAAAGAGGAGTATCGGCATTAAAACCTTGACCATTAAGGCCTAAGTTAATATCGATTTTAATCATTTCTTGATCGTCGTCAACCAACGCATTATAACGTTCAGTTGCTGTAGCTTTAGTAATAGGTTTATAAATTGTTAATACTTCTTGACCGGAAGTATTATCGAAGTTAAAGTATACGTGTTTAGCTTTATTAGATGGGAAACGAGATTTTACACGTAAGCGAAGAGAATCGCTAGAACGCAATCTGAAGTCTTTTTGAGCTTCAGAACCACCGATACGGAAACCATACAATGTACGGCAACCAGAATTATAAGCATCTGCTAATGTAGCAGTTAGGTCTACTTCACGTTTAGTTTCACGGTCATATGTATCACCGTAAGTATATGTTGCATATGTTGGATCATAAATAGGTACAGGAACACCATTAGGACCATCAAATGCAGTACCGATACAAAGAACAGCGTCTGTTGTACCGAATTGGCTGTCATCATAAAGTTTTTTCTTTACAGAATTGACTTCGACAAACACGCCAGGAAGATCACGAAGGATTTCTTCTTTAAAGCTATACATTTAGTCAACCTCTTAAGATTATTGTTTATCAAGATTTAATAAGCGTTCAATAAGTTTATGAGTAACTACATGAATCTTATCTATTTTTAAAGTATAGCGAACACTTCTAACTGAATATTTTTCTCTATATTGTGAATAAGAAGCATCTGTTAGGCGCTCCTTGAATAATAACTCGGTGACGCCGTTTTGTTTTAGATATCCGGTATAATCGACCATTAATGTTTCAAATTCATTTAAAACATTGTTGGCTTGAGAATAACTCGTAGCAAAAATATCGAACTGGATTGTATATCTGAATGCATGACGATATACTTCAATACCTTCTTCTTCGATATTTTTTTCTACAGAATATTTATCGTCTGGGATATAATCTTGTTGACTTTTTGCCCGACGAATTCTATCTTCCATTATACGAGGTTTTAATTCGTTTTCTGGAACACCATCTATAATTTTAAAAAATATGTATGGATGGTTAATTTCTTTTTCGCGATCATTAATAATGGCACCTTCATCAGGGCTCATTTTTGTACCGTCTTCTCTAAAAGCTTTTTCTACTAATTCTACAAGAATAGAGATAAATTCATCAAAACTAATATTTCGATCTGACCGCAACCGATCAACTCGTTTACGCGGTCTCATCGCACTACGGTTTTGTGCTACGAGAAGACTATTCTTTTTTTGTTTGATTTGTTGGAGGACAAAATCTTCATTAATATCTGTCATAGTCTTTGCTCCGCCGTATACGATTCTGTTGTAAATAATGGATATAATGTATATCGTAAAATGATGTCCACACCATATCCATTGTCTCGAATTTGTTCTTCTACGCTATCAATATGATAATCGTATAAAATAAATCCAACATTTTGTTTTAAAAGATTATCTAACCGTTCTTTTATTTTTGTTAAATAAAATTTACGGTAATTCTTACCTATATATTCATCGAAATCCATTTCTCTGACTAAATAGTTTACGATACGCATAACCATGACAGATTTATTTGGATTTTCGTTAGATAAGTTAACTAAATTTTCAATAGTAGTACCAGTCCGATAGTTATTTTTGAAATAACAAACATTAGGAAGCATGTCTTTATGATCTAATATAAAGACAGTATCCTCATTTAAAAATGCGGGGTAACTATTGATAGGCGTAGCCGCTAATCTTGCGGCTAAACATATATTACTATATGCAACATGTTTTAAGTTGTTACCAACACATATTACATTATCTAAAAATTTATTTTTATTATGTACCGACATAAATGCCTGTACTTTATCAGCATAGTCTTTATTAAAATCATCGATATCTTCGTATAAAGAAGCATGCTTGTCTGTTACGAAAATCATACTTCTATTTTTATAACATTTAAAAGATAAATCATTTAAATAAAAACTATTTAAATCTAAATTAAATCGATCAGTATATTTATCTGAGAACATAATTTTTGTTGGGCAAATATAAGCAAAATCATAATCTATCAACTGATTTGTTATATTAATAAAATCACTTATTGTTCTCATATTAACTAAATATATTGAAGGAGCTCCATAGTCTTTAGCTGTTTTAAAAGCTTTATATAAATCAGATTCTTTATTATAATCTTTTTCGACAGCAGATAAGGTCTCATAATGTTCGACTTTGCAAGTTTTATTGGTATATTCAGAATTACCAATAATTAACAAACTTGTATGTTTGTCGTTCATATTATTAACCTCCTACTATGTTTTTAAAGTTGTTCATAAAGGCTTGTGGATTGCGTTTATAATCTACTCCATTAGCATTATAATAAACGCAATCTGGAGTATTTGAATACCAATCCATTACATAAGTAATTTTAATTATTTTAAAACCGAATACAATAATATCGCCAGCAAAAATTGGAAATTCATTTCGCAAATAAATATCGTATCCACGCATTAAAAATAATTTGTCATCTGCAGAATCGGTAGAAAATAAAGGTTGAATATGAGCACGAACTTCACGAATCGTTATTTTCTGACCAAAGCCGAGACAATTAGGACAAGTAGGATCGCCATGTTTAGATGTCGGATCTTTACAAGTACAGTCAATAGTTTCGTTAGGTTGAATTAACCATACCGGAACTTCCATTAATTGTATTAATCCGTTAATACGTTCATCTAAATTTTTCATTATGCTTTCCTCAATGATTTAAGAGATCTAGATAAATCGTCAAATAAAGTTGTTGGATAAGTATGTAATTTACGTTTTTCGTTATAAGATCGTTTACCTACTCTTGGTTCAGCACGACCCATAGTTAAATAACTAGGATCAACTATTAATTTTTGGAATATTTCCATTTCTGCTTTAATCATTTTAATTAAATCAGAAAGAGATGGGGCTCCATTACCAGAAGAACTAGAAGAACTTCCTCCAGATTCTGTAGCACCAAAACTAATATTTCCGATATGTCCAGAAACTTTACCACTTGTAGTAGTAGTTACAGCATGCTTACTTACTAAACTAAGAGTAGCTCTTAATTTACAAAATTGTTGTAATAAATATGGCAAATCAGCTCTATTTTCATAGCCAGGAATTTGATTTAATAGAAACTGAGCAAACTGACTTGCTTCTTTTAATGCATATAAAACTTCGGTATCACTAGCATCAAATACATTGATTAGATAATTAACATCACCGAGTGTATAAAAATTACTAATTTGTTCTGATGCTACTGTAAATACTTTATATTTTAATACTTTTTTACCGTCGACAGATTCAAGTCTTTTAATTCGAATTTCATATAATGAATCTGGTTTCATTCCACCAGTTGGCTTGATTTCTAATCGATTACCAAATATTGTATACTCAAATGGTTCAGCCATTAGAAATCCTTTCTGATGATTTCAATATTCGTTAAAATATTTTCATCTTTAATTTCGCCATCAAATTCAAATACAAAGAAATCATTAGTTCCTTGTCGAGGACGTTTTACAACTTTAAGTTCTTGAATAACAACGGGTTTGATATCTTGTCCAGCTGGAGTTTCGTCGACAACAACTCCTGCATTACCAGCCGATGCTTTTGTAATAAGAGTACCGTCAGCTAATCGAATAGTAGCTGAAGTATTTCCACCAGAAGTATCGTTCATAATTTTATCGATAGTTTCAGATGTTAATGCTGTATTAGTTCCAGCCGGAATATTTCCATCAGAAGTTAATAAACGAGTATCTGTTGCATTACTAATTTCATCGCCAGACATCGATCCATTAGAAGATGGATTTGTATCTAAATTTTGCTTATTATTGTGCATATTACGCTTGTAATTATATGGCGCAAAAATAGATACTGGCTCAATCTTATGAGGATTTTTTTCGCTCTGTTCAAGTTTATCAATAACACGTTCTGGACCATCATAAGTAAAAGTAGCAACATCAGACCATTTACCAAATTCATTTCCGCTTTCAACACGGATTCGAATATAGTACTGTTGCTGATTTTTTAGCTTAGGGAAACCAATACGTTGTTTATTCACTACTACTGTATCAATTTCGATGGGATTAAAATTGATATTATCTGCAATTTGTAATCGATATTCTAATATAGGTTTTCTACGTTTATCACGAAGAATTTCTTGCCATTCACACATAAATGTGCCGTCAACTAATTCATGATTAGCTGGGCTTAAAATTCTTACGTTAGAATAAATATTAGTATTAAAATATACATGACGAATAAGACTAGATTGAAGTTTAGCTCCAACGATATCTTTAATCGTTTTATTAATATCTAAACGATATTCTTCGCCAGGATTAATTTCATCTAATACAGTAATAATTACAACTTTTTTAGACGTTCTAAATTTTAATCGATGAATCTTTTGAGATTCAGCATGAACCATCGCAATTGTATCAGAATTAATAGTATCTGGATCGACATTTCCTGTGAAAAATAATTTAATTTGTTTTTCAGTAGGATTTACTTCCATATCGACTAAAGCAAATTCTTTATACATTGTTACTCCAGTCTATATATTATTATTTCTTAGTCGTTTTTTTAGTAGAAGCTTTTTTCTTAGAAACTTTTTTATGAGCTTCTTCTTTATCTTCAGATTCTTCAGTAGTATCTTCAGTTTCTTCTACGATATTTTCAGCTTCTTCTTCTGTAGATTCTTCTTCAGTTTTTTCTTCAAAAACTTCTTCTGTTTTTTCTATAACAAGTTCTTTTGCTTCAGTAACTTGTTTAGCATTTTCTTCTGCTTCTTTTAATGCAGCATCTACATCAAAATCAGGAGTTTCTTTAGTTCCTAAAGCTTTATTCACTGCTTCTTCAGTAACAATACCAGGAGCTACCATATCATAACTAGAAGATTTAAGAATTCTACCCAATACACCTTGTTTTTGTTCGCCAGGTAATACACCGTTAACCAACATTAAGCGACCTACTTTTACAGAACGACGGATATTAGTAATATCCATATCTTTAAAGATAGGTGCATAACGATTAGCAACATTTAATCGAATACCTGTTTTATTATCGTAATAACTAACTTCGCTAGGTGCTAATGCAACAATAGCGATCATATCTGGATGAGTCATAAAATATATATACCTCTTACAAAATAAAAAATGGAGGAGCCCGGAAGCTCCTCCAATATTAATCGTCAGACGTTATACGAATTACGCTTCCTGAACTCGAACAACAGAAGGACGAGGATAAGAAGGTAATGCAGAAATGTTTTTAGCAACTGCGATACCTTTACCATTATCCATGATACCGATACCATAACGTTCTTTAGCTTTGATGATACGAATATCAGTTTCAGGATTAGTCCATTTTTCAACAGATAAATCTTCACGTTGAACGATAGCACCAATATTGTTGCGATCGATAACGTACATATCAAATGTTTTATTAGCTTTATCGAATTTAACACGTGGGCTCAAGATTACATTAATTGGCATAGGCAAATTGAACGCAGCTTGTGCTTCGTTTAATACGAATTTTTGAGGTCCCATATTGTTAGACAAACCAGCAAAACCACCAGTACCTTGAGTAGTACCGAATGGATGAACATTCATAGCACCCATAGCACCGAAAGTAAGACCTTGACCTACCATAGCATTACGAGCAAATACCAACCAACAAAGTGGATGCATAATTACATCAGTCGGAGTTTTGTCGTTAGCCATAAGAGTTAAACACATAGACATAAAGTCTTCAACGGAAAGAGTACCGTTTGGCATAGCATCTTCGCCAAGACCAGTTGTAGCAGCATCAGGTTGTTGAGCAGCTAGGGCGTTATTGAATACTGTATGACCATGTTCAGAAAATTCACGAGCACACCATTCATCTTTATAACGAGCCATTGCGCCACCAATACGGGAAAGATTAGCTTCCATGATGTCCCAATAAGAGTCCATAATAACTTCTTCGGAAAGAGTTACTTTAAGACCAATTTTTTTAGGACGAATTTCAATGGAGCTATATTCCATTGTATTGATTTCTACTGCTTCATCATTGTATGCGCCACCTTCAGCAACTTCATGAGCTTGAAGTTCACCGATGATAGGAACAACTACAGTACCACTAGTTTGACCTGCTTGAATTTTAGTGAAGAAAGGAGAAATAACAGATTGCGTATCTTCTGCTTCGATCATTTTAGATTCAATGATACGAGGTACCAAGTCAACTACGTCTGGAGTCATAATTGTTTCTTTAATAGAGAAATGTTTACCGCCAGTACGTTGTTTATTCAATTTAGACACGATGTCAGCAGTCATGTCAAAAACGCGAGTGCGTTGTGCAGCTTCTTCAGGTGTCAAACCTTCTTTTTGAGCAATTTCAAGAGCTTTAGCACGACCAGCTTGAGCGTCTTCTAAAAATTCTTTCATATTAATAGCCATTTTGTAAACCTTATCTCCTATTATTTTTGTAACAATACTTTAACGGAGCCTACGCAGCCTTCCCAATCCATAAATGTAGGAACACCAGCAAGACCTTCGCGAACATATTTAACTTTTACTTCTGCAACTTTTTTAGGAGCAGCGTTAATAACTTGATCAGCTTTAGATTTATCAGTTACATGTAAACGCATTAAGCCGTTAGTTTCGTCAAAATATACTACTTCGAATGCTTGTTTAATAACAGCACCTTTAACTACAGGAGTATAAGAAGAGTCGTTAATAGAAATTTGAACTGTTTTATCAGCAATGAAACGTTCAGGAACACGGAAGTTGAAATCAAGATAATCTTTACCTGCAGCAGCTGGGTGCATAAAGCCGACAATAACGTCTTTAACTTCAGTGCGAGCTACGTTGCGACCATCAGTCAAACCAGGAATACCAAGATATTCATATTTAGCACCAAGACGAGAATCATAAACATCAAGTTTATTATTAGATGCTGTCATGTTCAAATCATGTTCGGAATATAAGCTATTGAATTCATAACCATCAGCATTAGTGAAATATGCATAGTCATCATAAATGTCTTCGCCACGGCGATAAGAACGACCATAACCATCAGATGCATATTGAGCTAATTCTTCTTGATCATCAAGAGCCCATTTCATCCATTTAGTGGAACCTTCTGGAACCAAGTTACGATTTACTTCGTGTACTTGACCGATAACTTGTTGACGTTCAGCTTCCAATTCTGCAACTTTCATACCTTCAACAGCTGTTTCGTCAGATAATGGAGATTTTACAATACGACCATTTTCATCAGATTTAACCAAATCCCCAGCTTTAAGGGCACCGTATGCAGAACCCCAAGGATTTTGTTCAGCTTTATCTTTGAATAAGAAATGAGGAAGTTCAACCATAACGTCAGTTTTGATTGCACCAGGAGTCATACCGTTCCAAGCATCAGCATCACGAGTATATTCATTGCGCATCAACATACCGATAGGTACGTTAGCATTACGATGCACCAAAGATGGTTTACCGCCGTTTTCTTTTAAAAGACCAGTTTTTTCGTCTTTTTCAAGATTAGCAGCTCGAGCAATTTTTTTAGCGCCACCATCAGCAAACGGTTTATAAAGATCAGCTGTGTAAGCAGATGTATAACCTGCAACTGGAACCCAATCAACATCCATGTTCACAAGAGCTTTACCTGTAGCATCTGTAGATACTACACCAGCAGCACCATAAACGTCGCCAGCTTTACGCAAACGAACTGGAGAACCACCGTTAGCCAATGTCAATACGTTAAGAGTAATATTTTTATTTTCGTCTTTAGAACGAACGTCAGGATCGACTGCTACGATACGACCTTTTGGAATTACAACTTGATTATACATTTCTGCATGGTTGTAACGGAATGCAACTGGAAGACGGGAATCCAACCAGTAAGCAATATTAGAAGTATCATGGTTTGCAGTGTTAAGACGTACACCAGTACGTGTTACACGGCGTTCTTCGTTAGAAAGTTTTTTAAAACCTAAGCCCTTGATAACTTTGCCGTTTGCACCGGCAGTGAAAAAGTTAGGACCTTTACCAGGGTTAATATTTGCCATTTATTTGTTTCTCCTTATTTCCCAGGGAAATATTTTTTTACGAAATCTAAACTGCCAGTTACAGATTCTTTAACTTCAACAGTTTTATTTTCTTCTGTTTTAACAGGATTTTCAACTGTAGAATTTACAAGATTTAATTTTTGAATTTTATCTTCTAAAGATTCTTTTGTGCTTTCAATAGTTTCGTTTAAAGTTTTTTCACTTTCAGTTTTGAAAGTTTCTAAACTTTCTTTAACATCATTAATAGAAGTTAAAGCTTCGTTGATTTTTTCTTGGCCAGCTTTATATGCGTCTAATTCTTTGCGCACTTCAGCTTTATATGCCAAGAGATCAGAAGCTAAGTTAGCAAAGTCAGATTCAGCTTTTTCTTTTGCTTCAGTCAAAATTTTAATTTGAGCTTTAAGCTCTTCTAAGGATTCTTGACCTTCAACTTCTGTAGCTGCTGTAGTTTCTTCTACTTCAGTTTCTTGAACTTCAGTTTCAGTTACTTCAGATTCTTGACCCTCAACCTTAGTTTCTTCAACTTTAGTTTCGTCAATTTTATTTTCTGCCATAGATTCTTTAACGCTTACAGCGTTATTTTCTCCTTCTGTAGAGTTTAAAGTAACAATATTGAGAGGATTGCAACTAGTGCAACCACTCTCTTCTTCTGTATTGTCATATACTTTAATATTCTTAGCATACGCATCAGACGGAACAATAACGTAAGATAGTTCTTTCGGCATTACTTTATAGAAATCCCAATAACATGTCTTACCATTATATTCCTCACCACGAATATGTTCGCACATTCCTTGGTTAAGTTCTTGTCCACAAATGGAACAACGAACATCATCACCACGAACGCCAATGCTTACAGTATCAAATAAACCATTTTTTACTTTTTCTTGTGCGTCAGGATCAAGAATATCGCATGTTAAAATTAAAGCTTTCGTACCAGGAAGTCTTTGACTATCACCGACTCTTGCTTTAAGAACACGCCCAACAATTTCACCGTCTTCATCATTATGATAAGTAATAACTGGAATATTATAAGGATAAGTCCACCCTGAAACAGATTGAGCTAATGCTTCTTCCATATAACGAGTATTGTTTCTCGTAGCATATGGAAAAGTATGAACAGCTTCAATATCGACCAAAATACCTTTGGGTTCAATTTCTGCCGGAACTTCTGTCATAATGGATTCTTTAATATCCTCTGGAGAAAAACCTAAATATTCACGGAAATCCATTAAATATTTTTTATCCTTTCATAATAGGTTTTATACCGCATTTGCAATACGGACTATAAGCTGGAATATCTTCGATAGTAATAGTATCTATATTAAAATGGGTCATGCGGCCATTTTGATGTTTACTGTTTTCAAATTGAATTTCGATTGTTTTAACTCCGTCAGCTTTGCATTGCATAACGTAATTAAACCAATATGTTTTACGAGTTACGTAATCACATAAGAATCGAAGGCGATATTCATTTTTTGAAATTTGACTATCGATGTATATTTTATCTTTATTATTTTTGACCGTCTCGATAATATCGGACATTATCTTATGAATTTTTTTTGAAGAATATTCTTCTATTGATTCAGTTACAGGATCAATCATCTTATTATTAGTTTTGTTGTTCGCTTGAGCAGCAATAATACCTTCTTTAGCAGCTTCGTTTATATGCTTCTTTAAGAAATTCATAATCTCGGCTTCTTCAGCAGAAATATCATTACTGTTCGTGAGTATATTACTTAAGTTATTGTATATTGCGTCAATATCCTTAAATTTTTTCTTATACTCATCTATATTGTCATCAGTATTTGCCTCAATAAAATCTAACGATTCTTTAGTTTTTAAATCATCGGTATTCTGATTTTGAGGATTTGCAATATTACTGAAATAACCATTAGGTTTATTCGAAGCTTTTTTACCGTTAAATTTTCTATTATCTAAACCATCTTTAGATTTAGAAACTTTAGTTTGTTCCTTTTGTAGTTTTTCTTGATTTTTAGCAGCATTATTAGCAACTTCAATTGCTGATTTAGTTTGCGCATCTATAACTTCAAGTTGAGAAGCTTGAGTAACTTTAAATGCATACATTTCTTTTTCGTCGACATCGTTATCAAAACCAAGATCTCGACGAGCTTCTGGTAAACTAATAAGATTACCTTGGTATTTTTGAATTGTATGAGCTTCAATTTTAATTTTAGTATCGATACTAACTTCATTAAATGCAAGATGTACGCAATCATCACGATTAGTAAGTGGGTTGAAACCACCTTCTAATAACATTTCAGTAAATAGATATTTCTCTAAAAAAGAAGAAATAACATTTTGAAATGCGCGAACTTCGTCATGCATTAAAGCTTCTGTATTATCGGCAGAATTTTGTCCACCGCCACGACCCATTGAAGATTTAGAAGCATTAAGACCAGTAAATACACGTTCTTCTAAATAATTCAAAAAAGTAATTAATTGATTAGCTTGCATACTAGGAGTAATTGACTCAATTTGAGTTCTTTCATTAGTAACTAAGAACCCGTCATTTGGTAAATCTTCCATAGCATCACGAGCATCGTCAATTTCTTTTTGTGTTGCATACTGACCTTCTGCAACATTACCTACTTTAACATGCAAAATAGGGATAGCGAAACGATATAAAATCGTCATTACTAACCCTTCAGCTTTTCTGAGCATAGTAACGTCTTCTAATACAGAAAAAATTCGAGACGTACCATAATCAGCATTATTCATTTTATCAATATAAAGGTGAATAACATCGTCAGGTTTATATTCTTCATTATTAATTAAATAATGATCGATGCTTCCTTTGTCGTCACGTTGAATAGATACTTGAGTAGGATCTGCTAAAAATAATCCAGAGATAGAACCGCCAGAATAAATTTTTTCGGCTTTAACACCATACTTTTCTGTTTCATTATCTCTAGTTTTAATTATATACGAATTTGAGTAAGTATACAAGTCCTTAGCGATAGAAGTTACTAAAATATAAAAAGGAATCTTAGATCGATATTCAATAATTCGAATTCTATCTTCAATATATTTAGAAGCTTCTTCGTTTTTGGACTTAATTTGATATCCAGCTTTAGTAATAAGCTGAGAGAACTTCCGAATAGCTACAGCTAAATAAGAGTCGGTAAGAATAGCTTTTTTAATTCGAGATAAATCATAACCAGTTGCACCTGGATTTGTTGCTTCTCGAGAAGAAAATTTACCAAGTACAACTGATTTGGCTCGGATTAGAGTATCACGAGCCTTTCCAGCTAAACTTTTATTCACTCTTTTAGTTTCGGCTTCAGTAACGGAAGTAAAAAAGTTTTTTATTTCCATTTATTATTTCCCATTTAACGGAATAAAACCTGTATAAGATAAGCCACCCATTTGAGTATAGTCACTTCCATGGATTGCTTGATTTTGAGATGAAGAGTTACCATAATAACCGCCAGCACCATCGGCGATTACTACATGAGAATCCCCATACACTATTATATCACCTTTTGACGGAGTTCCGCTAGTCACATTTAATCCGACTGCAGCAGCATCTGAAATTAATTTAGACACACCGACAACTCCGTTGGCTAATTCACTAGCCAAGAACTTAGAATAATAAGAACCGAATTTAGTTGCGAATTCAACACAACCATCTGTCCCATTATCCATTGTTTGACCAATTAAGCCAGAAGTAATTGCTTTAGTAAAATCTGTATCGATTTGTCCAGTACCTCCACTACCATTAAGAACTCTATCAGTTAATGATCCTGGTTTTACATTTCCATAATTACCTGTAGAAGATAAACCATTAGCACCAACCTTACCAGGTTCAGGAGTTAAACTATTTAAATAGAATACAGGATCCGAAACTGGAGTTTGTTCAAATGGATTAATATTATTATTAATAAGAACGCCTTTAGCTAATGCATTTTCTACTGTTAAATCAAAAACATCTTTAGTTAATTCAGCAGACGATAATAATAATTTATTATACTGATAAATAGAATTAACATATTTTTGATCATAAATATTTCGATAAGAACGCAAAAAATCATTCTCATATTGACTTAACATTGTCGGACAATATGATAAAAATTCATGATTATAATATTCTTGTCGAGTTTGCGCACATGCTTCTATACTTCTCATGAATCGAATAAGTTCATCGGCTCCATATAATTTAGCCATCATTTTAGCTTTTTCTCTCATAAGCAATTCATTTCTTACGATAGTATCATGTGCTACTTTACATTTTTTACCAGATGTCGTTTTAACAGCTAATCCATCAAATGCCAAAAGCAAAACAGTAATATCTTCTGCTCCAGCAAGTTGAACGGCATGAAACATTTTGGATAGATAATCTTGAAGATAATCTTTAAGTCTTTCTATCCAATGTTTTTTAACTCTAACTAAATTTCCTTTTGTCCAACTATAAACTAATTTATCTAAGTTCTGAGATTTGCCTTGTTTGACATCGATAACCGGAACATCTGGAAAACCAAAAGGATCGTCGTCCTTTGGTTTAGGGGTATTACTTTTATTATTATCTTCTTTAGGAAAAACAGGAATGAATTTCCCCGGATCTTCTTTTTCTGGAGGTAATGGAGTAACAGGATCCGGAGGATCAATTCTAATAATCGTATCTGTCGTGATAGTTACGATCATTGTTTCTATAATAGATCTTATTTGTATAGGAAAAAAAGGTAAAAGATTATATACAGTTTTTAAATCTTCTAATAAAGAATCTATATCAGATTTTTTATCTTCAGAGGGTGAATAAGGAATAGGATCTTTATATTCCCTAAATTTAGGATGTTCAAAAGAGCCTTTACTTTCATAATGTCGTTCAGGTTCAATTGACGGCCTATATAAAATCTTTTCTTCGTCCATTAAAATAATGTCCTTGTAAATTTATTCCGAGCATAACCTTGTTTTCTCGGAGTAGATCGACTACCAAATGAATCATGTAAAGGAACTTGTTCCCATGCTTCATCGGAAGATTCATATTTTTTCTTTTGTTCAGTCCAAGGATTTTCTAAATCACGTTTTTCAAAAGTAGGCAACATGTTACCCTTATGAACTCTGTAAACTGTTTCATAAGATTTCTTTTTAACTAATTTAGTTAATTCAGGGAAATGTTGAACAAAAGCTAGATAAGCAAGTCCTAATGCGTCGACAAAATGTTCGTTTTCACTGCAATACTGAGGTACTCCGGCTGACGTAATTTTTTCGACACGATAATCAATTAATTGTTTATATATATGATTATCCCAAGGACTTAATATTAAATTACCACGTTCAATAAGAATAGACAATTGATTAACCATGAAAGGTTTTAAATGTTTTTTCTCAAGAACACCGGTAATAGGATCTTGAACATCAATTTTTTCAGAAAACATAAAGCCAACGATTTTTTTATCGAGCCCAGATTCTGGATGTTGTTGGCCATAGATTTTTAATGTTTCTAGTTGGTATTCCACATTGTTATCTTAAAAGTTTTTTATCTTTTAGTTCTTATAGTTTCCTATAAGGTCGGCATATTTTTTCATGTGAATAAATGGATACATGATGCGGTCTCGTGGCAAGATTATATCTTTTCACTTGCTATGCTCTGCCCCTGACTTAACTTAGCTAAGCCTTCGGTTCGAGTTACCATATTATACAACTTAGGTTTCTCGCTTAATTCCGCATTGAACATATATTGCGTAATCCATAAACAATATATGCGGCAAATAATTTACCGGCGCCTCTATCTAAATAGATATAGGATGGATTATAGATAGCATTAATATCTATGATTTTTTTTACAGCTTTATCAAATGTAAATTCTGAAGATTCAATTTCTGTTCTATTAATAACTCTAAATTTGTTAAATACATTATCATACTCTAATACAAGTATAGATGTCGGGGCTTGACTTTTCATTATGTTCTATAATGGGCGCTACACCACTATACGTTCTCTTATGAACTGCTATATATTTCTATATAGATCAGACTATATCTTTATCCTAATTATAGGATACCGGCCGCTTCCATTACCAATAGCTTGTAATGTACTTTCACAAGGAAATAGTCGTTGAGCGTCTCTTATTAAAAAAAATAAGATTTCGCTGCTGATT